CGGGCTCGGTGAGGGGCTCGGGCTCGGTGAGGGGCTCGGGCTAGGAGAGGGTGAGGGCGAAGGCGAGGGGCTCGGGCTCGGTGAGGGGCTCGGGCTAGGAGAGGGTGAGGGCGAAGGCGAGGGGCTCGGGCTCGGTGAGGGGCTCGGGCTAGGAGAAGGTGATGGCGAAGGTTCTACCCTTGGCCATGTTTCAGGACGCTTAGGATCAAAATTAGGCCAGACTTCGCGGTCAGGCCACGTGAGAGGGTCATCAGGATCAATCCGGGGAGTAGTCGGATCAATCGGCGTACCCGGCACCGGAATTACAGATGGGCGTGGCGTATTAGGATCTGGTTGATCCGGTGTCCGCACAGGTTTGTTGGGGTCAACGACCGGAAGGTCAGGTACGTCTTCGCCCGGTAATGGCTGATCATCAGGTACAACATCTGGTTTAGGAAGAGCACCGCCAACAATATCTTGAAGACCTGACAAATCTATGTCAAGACCCCCAACAGGAAGCAAATCAGGACCGACAGTAACGCGAGGAGTCGCAACGGACCCGGGTAGCCGGGATATAGTTCCAAGATTGGGGGACCGATTGAGCAGACGTTGAGTCTCATCCCCAGTATCCGGCGCTGCGGTATCTCCAGGCAGCGTAATAACGCCGGATGCCGCCAAACCCGCCAACAATCGCTGTGCAATTGGGTTAGATGACTGAGCCAGTGCAGTTACAAACTGCGGGTTGTTTGCGGCAAAACGCATGGCCGCAGGCATCAAGGCTTCAGCCGCTACGGGCGCTACCCGGGCAACAGCCGCAGGAACAGCAACTAGAGGAAGCCCTGCAACTTGAGTGGTGGCACCTTCCATACCCGTGGCCAAAAACCGCTCAAGTTCATCGTCGGTCTCAGGGGCGATTTCCAGCCCTGGAGTAGTAGCGCCAAACCCAGGTGCATTCGCTACGATATTGGCAATTTCATCTGCCGTAGCCGCACCTGAACCGGTTACTGATGGGAGCGTCCCCGTCACGCCGGGGAGAGTTGAGAGCAAATCATCGACGTTACTCAACCCTGTGCCCTGCAAATCCCCGCCAGTAACTGATGTCGTTGGGCCCTGGGTAGTGCCGGGTAGTCGTTTGATTCCTTTGTTATCAATTGCTTTGCCAAGCCCAGTCAGTTCGCCCAGAACCGCACTTAGAGATGCAGGATTGCTAGGGTTTACTTTGCTCAGTGCAATACCGGTTCGCGCCGCACGGGCCGCAATATCGGCATCAGGATGTCCGCTCAAATCACCCAGGGCACTAACGAGCGTCCTGGGATCGACATTCCCAGACGCCAACTGGGCAGCGATTGTGAATGCGCCCTGGACTTGTTTTGGAGTAAAGCCAGAATCAGAAAGTGCGGAAGACAGCGCAGTCCCCGCTGCTGATGTCGCTCCACCAAGTGCAGCCTGTTGGAAAACGTTAGAGAAGTCACCTGTTGCAATTGCCTGTGGCAATGCAGACGCTGCACCTGTGGCGGCTCCCGTAATAGCAGAGCCCGCTGCGGTACCCGTGAGACCAAGGTTGTTAACTGCTTGATTAGCGTACTGACCGGCAAATTGCCCCGCACCAGCCGCCGCCGCCCCGACCGTTGCGGCTCTAAGGATGTCTGCTCCTTCCGCCCCGGCAATAGCCGCGTTTGCTGCCCCAAGTGCTGCACCGCCAAGTGCTGCCGCACCTGCGCTGCCTGCCGCCAAAGCACCGCCAGACAACCATGCACCCAGTTGAGGGACACCAACAGACGCGCCGATTAAGGTTGCAAACATGGCGGCGGGTTTGCGCCAACTCTCCGACTCATCGTAGTTTTGAACACTAGTGATGTTGCCATTGGCATCAACATCAACGTAGTAACCACTGTCACCACCGGTCTTCAGATTCATCTGATAACCGATGATGTTCCCATCCTTGTCAGTCCTAATGACCTGATCAAACGGCGTTCCGGCGGGGGCAAACGGAAGCGCAGAACCAGTTTTGCCGCTAAATCCAGCAATATCAAAACCCTCAACGGTGCCATAACCTGTCGGCGTAATTGAATACTGACCAACTTGTTTGCCTACCGCTTGTGGGCCAGCCTCACCAGCATCAACAAATGCGTTCTGATTTGTGATGTCTTTCTTTGCAATTCCAATCAAATCTTGCAAAGAAGTTGCAGGGACACCTTGACGATTTTCATTAACACCGTACAGGCGATAGTGACGCTCTGCTTCTGCTTGAGTATCAATGCCTGCTTGTTTCAGGTCCGGGTTCTTATTGACGTAATCTTGCCAATTAAACCCAGGAGGCAAGGTGATGTTAGGTATTTGGCTAGACGTATACGTTCCATCGCCAATCGGTTGCGCCTCATATTCTTTGCCCCAGGTATCAACAGGCCCCGCCACAGGCGTAGCAGCGGGTGTCGTGGGGGTGGGTGTTGGAATGGTGGGCGTCGGCGTTGGCGAAACACCAAGATCATCTGCCGTCAGCGTCTGGCCGGATGTATCCGTGAGGATGGCTGTTGTCGGCGTAGGTGCTGGAGTGGTTGGTACGGTGGGCGCGGGCGGCGTAGTGCCAGTCACCCGGTAGTAGTCGTCCAGGGTGAAGTTGGTGCCGAGGGCTTGGTTCCATTCCGATACGGTCTGACCAGGGGTCCATCCCTGTTGCGCTGCGTATTGAAGGCCGCGCTGAGTTGCCAAGGTGTCATCTGCACCGCCTGCGTACATGTAGTCGCGGAAGTTAAACGGTGCAGCGGCAGTCGGAGTAGGCGCAGGAGTGGGAGTTTGCCGAGCAAGATACTCTGGCGAAGAAAGGAACTGCTGCTTAACAAACTCCGGCGTGTAGTTGCCGGACTGGAGGGCGTTCATCCAGAAGTCAAAACCGCCCTGATCCGGGGCGCGGCCCAGGATGTCTTGGTAGTAGCCGGTCAAGATGCCGGAGTAGTCCGGTGTAGGTGCAACGGTAGGGGTGAGCGTAGGTGTAGGGGTAAGAGTAGTCCCTCCGCCCACAATGTTTAGCAGATCGTTCTCATTGAACGAATCTTCAAACTCCTGTTCGTTAAACAGTCGCGCCATGATCTTATTGCGTCAGGTCGTAGAAGGACAGCGATCCAACCACGTCACCCGTGGTCGCGCCAGAGACAGTTCTTACAGCAACGGTGTAGATGTCACTGACCCCGGCAATCGTTGCGCCTAGTTGCAAGTCAAAGTTGTAGCCCGTGGCCGCGCTAAGACCCTGCGTACCACCTGAACCGGTTGAAGTCACATAGTCCGTTTGCACTATGGAGCCTCCCGTGGTGGCCGTGGCTGCTACATCAAACTCTACGTTGGAATCAGTCGGCACCGCCGTCCATGATGCGGCAGTCAGCGTCGGGTTCTTGATCAGCGCCACCTCGTAGTTCTGACTGGTCGTGGGCAAAACCTGAACCCGGTTTGGCAGCACAACAGCACCCGTGCGTCCAGAGGCAAGCCGGATGGAAACGACAGGCAGGAAGGTCGTACCAATGGTGCCCAAGACTGTGGTGCGTCGCGCCACATGGTCGATGGATGTCTGCTCAAACCCGCCCTCGGAGATGACAGAGCAGCAGATGGACTTCATCGAAGCCGCCACCGCAGCCGTGGTGGTCACAATCTCATACCGAACCGGCAGGATTGCCGTGGTCATGTAGACGTTGGTGATCTCGTTGGCGTTGTTAAACGTGTGGCAGACGATGTACTGGCCGTTGATGATGAAGCCGCAACGGACTGATCCGACGCCAAGCCACTCAAAGTCCATCCACAGAATCTGAGCCTTGGACGGGTCAAGCGTGTAGCCCGAATCCCCCGTGCCATCCAACTTGTCGCCATTCCAGTCTGCCTGATTGACCGTCCGAACATTGGAAACAGAGCCTGTGACGTAAGAGCGCAGGACGAAAGAGTAAACCCCATCGACGCGCTGGAAGAACACACCGTTCTGGTCGTTGTAGTACCCCACGCGCTGCGTGAGGTTCAGGCTCATGCTGCTGTCCATCACGAAGGTGGCAAGCACCAACAGGCCCTTCCCTGGCTGATACGGGAAAGAGCGATAGGACTGCCGCAGCACAGAACCGACACCGGCCCCAGTGACCTCCATCTTCACTGCCGCTTCATTAGACAGGAAGGATGTCGTGCCCGTGCCGGTCGTAGAGACATCAAACTGGTTGTCTGCGGCGTATCGGTTCTGGCTATCAAATAGCGTGTAGGGCTGACTGACCCGCAGCCGCCCAAAGGCATCCGTATTGGTGCCGCCAATAGAGATTGGGATGGGTACGGTTGTAGTCACGAGACCCCTCAGTATTGCGTCTAAACGGTTGAAGTACAGACGCAGGACGTTGTTGAACTGCTCCTGATACCGAGAGTCGTAATCCCCTGGTGCCAGGGGAAGATTGGGCGGCGCAGGTACGGTGACATTTTCGACAAGCAGTGTCATCTGCGGCCATCCATCCGAACGTCGATACGGGGTGAGCCCAACTGCCACGCCACACCGAGATCATTGGACTCGGCTTTCATAATCAACTGCCGCCCGCGCACCCGGATGTAAACGATATTGGTGAACTGCTCAATGGGAACCGTGGCCGTGCGCGTGACCGCTGCACTGCTTGATCCGCCCAAAGACTGAGGGTTGTTAAACCCGGAACCTGCCCCCTTCATGGGAATGAGCGACATGGTTAATTGCGGATTGTTGGCCGTCGAGCCTACAAACGTCACGTCCGGCAGCATGCGCCAGATGAAGCCAAAGTTCTGGCCGTCTTCAATGTCGAACTCGGCAGATTCAATGTAGGCATTGATTGCAGTGGGCGTCCCGGTAGCGTTGTCATCTACGCCGTTCTCGTGCTCCACGATGTTGCCCAGGTACGTCGCAGCAATCGGGTAATCTTGCAAGCCCGAGTCAAGCCATGCCGTCCGAGCCATCGTGCCGTAGTACCAAATCTTCTCAAGGTAGTTGTAAACAACGTACCTGTCGATTTGCATAGAGTTAGCCGAGCAGTAGAACCACCAGACTTCGTTGAAGCCTTCATTGGTTCCGGCAAAAACTTGACCGGACTGGGATTGATTGAAGTCGCCAAACACATGGCGTCGCAGGTCGCTTGGCAACGTCTGGATACGACCGTCGTAGGCGTAGAACTTGTCCACCCCCATCCAGTAGATCACGCCGGAACCGATGGCCAGGGCATTCGGGCTGAGGATGGAGATGTTGCTGCCAAGCGTTTGAGCGCCCCAAACCTCTGGTGCGCCAAGATACTGCAAGGAGTAAACGGCGGAGTCCGTGAAGACCACAATTTCCTGACGGGCCTGGATGGCTGCAATGATCTCGCTGCCGTCAGAAAGACGGAGACTGCCTGCCTGATTGGTTGCTGCCGGGGTCCAGTCCGTCGCGCTCTCTTGATCTGACCACCGGATCAGCATGGGGTCGAGCACAGACGACCCAATCTCGTTGCACCCGAAGGCAAAGACAAATCGGTTGATGTCCGACACGAAGACCAAGTTCTGCTTAGTCGGCACCCCGTTGGCACCGGACACGGTAGAGAGGTCAACTCCACGAGTGGTGACGCCTGTCGTGGCATCCCAGTAGTACATCCCACCGCCACGGGGTCCAAACACCAAGTCCTCGCCCCAGTTCTTCTGGCTCCATAACTGGATTGCTGTGTTGGAGGTTCCACCAAAACCCCAAGTGCCCGCACCCCAGGTACCAGCGCCCCAGCCAGTAAGCGGAACGGCAAACTCAGGGCCGACGTTTACTTGATAGGCTGCAACAACCGCAGCCCCACCACCAGGAGAACCCGCGATAGCCGTGGCGTTAGGAACCACGGAAATCTGAATGGTGTACGTGTTGTCGTTGATGACTGCAACTTGAAACTCTTGGTTCAGGACGGCAGCAGTCACGTTGGTGCCAACCCCGCCAATATCCGTAGCACCGCTGAAGGTCACGAAGTCGCCCGTGACGCAGCCATGTGCCGTGTCCGTGACCGTGACCGTGGTCGAGGCGGTCAGCGCAAACGGGTTGTTGTTGATCGTGACCGTTGCACGGATTGGCGTAATATCAAAGTACGCGCCACCACGGGCGATGTAAAACTTGAGATTGGTGCCAAGCGCAATCAGGTTCAGATTGCCCAAGGTCACCCAGTTCCACAGAGAACGGCAGACACCAAGGAACGTATTGGCTGAGATGCGAGTCCAGCCACCGATCTTCTCAGGAGTGCCCTGGCGGAAGCGCACCTTGTCGCACTCATACCAACCGTTCTCGTTGGTATAGCGGGTGTTCTCTTTGTTTACACCGGGCTTGAGAGTGAGT